CTTGGCCTCGACGGCGCGCTGGCGAAGCTGGTCTTTCCACTCAAGGCCGCGCTCGCTGTAATCTTCCGAGTAAGTGCGGAGGCCCGCGCGGACATCGTTAAGGTTGGCTTGTGCTTCGCGTCCGTAGTCCACGCTGGCAGCCGCCGGGCGCTGCCATTCGACGCGCCACCAATTTTCGTTCTGCGGAATCAGGCCGCGCTGCATACCGAGCGTGATGACGTGCGCCCAGACGCGGGAGCAGAGGCGGTCAATCAGCAGGGCTTGCCGTTGCTCAAACGTGCGTTGGGCGCGGACGAGCACGGCGCGCAGGGCCGCGCCACCCGCATCGGCGGGGCGCGCGGCAAATTCCCACGGCACGCCGATGTTGAGGCAGACTTCGCGGAGGAGAAGGTCGCAGAACTCGCGGAAATTTTGCGTGGGGCGATTCGATGTCCACGAGATCAAGTCTTCGCCCATGCCGAGGCGCGGGATGGCGCCGCCTGCGTTTCCGAGGCTTTCGACGGTGACTTCGCTGTTGTCCTGCGCGTTGACGCTGGCGGTGGATTCGCCAAAGAAGTCGGCCCCCTGCGGGTTGCTCGACTTGATGGCGAGGGCGATGTAGGAGGAAATTTTGAGCGCCATCTTCTCAAAGCTGATGGCGTCCGACACATCGCGGAGGTGGTTGATGGACGGGGCGAGAGGCGTGACGTAGCGGAGTTCGTCGCCCTGGCTGGCCTCGCCGACGTGGATAAGTTGCTGCGCCGGGATGTCCTCAAAACGCTGGGCGGGGTCCATGCCATCGCCGACCAGGTGGCGGTAGAAGATCGGGCGCAGCTGCGGATTCACCACCACGCCGTCGATGATGTTCTGCGCGCCTTCGCGGGCGGTCGGGTTACTCGGCTCGTAGATCGAGGAGCGGGCATCGCCGATGCGGTGGGCAAGGATGAGTTGCAGCGCGGGATACCCGGTCGATTGCGCTGTGGCGCGGAAGAAAACCTCGCCGTCGCGGTCGATGGCGACCGAGGCGATGCGCTGCATCTCGCGCCAAGTGTATCGGCCTTGGATGTCGGCCACGCGCGACCATTGCTCAAAGAAAGTTTCGGCGGCGTTGTCCCATGCTTCATCGCCGCTTCGGGCCTGCGGGCGGATGCCTGTGCCTGTGGCGTAGCGGGCTTTCTCGGTGATGAGGCCGCGGACAAAGGGCATGTTGTTGTAAACCCAGCGGGAGAGCTTCATCAACCGCTCGCGGTCGGCGCCGGATACGTCAATGTGGCTATCGGTCGCGGTCGCGTTGTAAGGGAATCGGCGCTGAATCGAAGGCCGCGCTGCATCGTAGCTTTGCGCCTTGGGCGAGAATGCTTTCGTTACCAGTTTCCAGCGGTCGGCGAGTTTCATCAGTGCAGCGGGTAGTTGAAGGCCATGATGGCGGTCTTGCTGGTCTTCCTTGTCAGCCAGAGCTCGAGGTCGGCGCTGGACAGATTGCGGATCTGGTTCCAGGCGTAGAAGGCGAGCTCGGCGACGGTGCCGGCGGTCTGGTCGGGCGGGAGGCTGTAGCTGTAGGACTTGCCACCCATGCTGGCGGAGACCAAGACGCGGCCGCCTTCTTTGGCCACGGTGAAGTTATTCGCCGCGATGGTCTCGAGGGCGGCGACGGTTTTCAGCGCGTCCTTGTTGTTGGCCACCCAAACACTGAAGACAAAGGAGCGCGGAGACATTGCTCACGCGATCGGATGTCAATCGGCGGGCGTGGCCGCGGCGGGCTTGATGATGTTGCCGTATTCGGCCAAGGCCAAAATCATGAGCTCGGCGTCGAGCATGTGGTTCGGGCGGCGCCCGATCTGCTTCCAAAGGTAGGTCTCGCGGCCGGTCAGGGGTGATCGGCGCATGATTTTGCGGTGGGCGTCGAGGTGCGCTTTGTATTCTTCGGAGGCATCAGCGGCTACGGTCCAGGCTGGGCCTTGGCCGCCGCGGAGCCACTCAAGAACGTCCTGCGCCGCGGGCGAACTGAAGAGCATGAGAAACCATCCGCGGCGGTAGGGCTTGATGACGGAGATGGCTTTGCGGAGGGATTTGCCGAATTTGACGCCGTAGCCCTCGAGCCGGTCTTCACCTTTGGCCGGGATGTATCGGTTGCGGATACAAACGTCCAAGACTTCGTCGGTGCGGAATCCGCTGTCGACCACGACCAACTTGGCCATCATTCCGCCGATGTTGCGCTGGGTGTCGAGTCCGAGCTCGGTGACTTTGAACTCGAGGTCGGCCCAGGTGGTCAGGCGGCCTTCGTCGATGAGTTTGCTGCTGCCGTCTTTGGCGAACGAACGGCAGACGAAATAGAAGCAATCTTGCTGAACGTCGACCGCCATGATGCGGGCCGTGCCTTCCTCAACCGGCGAGCGCAGGGTGTATTCGCCGACGGTGAGCGGCCGGCTCTCGGTGGTCATGGCCTCCTCCCACGGCTCGGCCAAGATGCTGTTGACGAAATCCTGCAAGCCCATGAGGGATTGTTTGTCTTGGAGGAATTTGACGGCCAGCGCGCCGAAGCTGCGGCGCACGGAGTAGAGCGCGGAAAGGTGATAGCTGCGATGGCCGGGGAGAGCGCCGAGGTTTTCCGCGCGCCATTCGCCTTCGCGGAGCATTTTGGTTTTGCTGGCGTCGGTGATGTGGCCGGCGCAGTGGGGGCACTCGAGGCGGGCGGTTTCGCGGACGCGCTTCAGATCCCATTGGCTGTCGCTGATCTTGGCGTCGTCGTCCCATTTCATCATGGGCCAGTTGAGCAGGGTCATTGCCTGGCAATGTGGGCATGGCACCCAGAAGCGGCGCTGGTCGCCCTCGAGCCAGGCTTTCCAGATCGAGCCTTCCTGCGTGGTCGGCGTGCTGGTTTGCACGATCAGGGCCATGGGGAAGGACGCGGTGCGCTGCACGGCGAGCTGGACGGCGGCGGCCTCTTGCTTGGTCTTGGTTTTGTATTTGTCGACCTCGTCGAGGCAGAGGAGCGAAATGGAACGGCCGGCCAAGTTGCCGGGGCTGTTAGACCCGACGAACCAGAGGTGCATTCGGCGGAAGGCTTGGTCGAGGTTTTTGAATTTGTCTTTGTTGCCGGGCATCTCGGCGCGGAGCACTTCGTTGTCGTCGATCATCACTTGCCAGCGGGACTCGGAAAACGATTGGGCATTGGTCTGAGTATCGAGCACCCACAGGGCCGGAGCCGGCGCGCGGCAGAGGCGGTAAGCCATACCGACTTGGATGGCGGTTGATTTCGCCACCTGGGCGCCGCAAAGCAGGGCCATGGAACGGACGCCACTGGCCGGGTGGAACGCGTCGAGCCATTCGCGCATGTAAGGGTAAGAGCGAACGCGAAACGGCCCGGGGGATGACGTGAAGCGAGACGAAAAAGAAATATTGGCCTCGGCCCACTCGGTGACCGACTGCCGCGGATGCGGCACCCATTGGGCCTGCCACATGGCGCGGGCGCGGGCGCTTGAATCAGGAATCCAGGCGCAGGGCATTGCCGGTGTTGCTGAGTGTGCTGAAGACTTGCTCGAGGTAGTCGGCCACGGTGTCGCGGGCTAACTCGGGGTCAGATGGGTTTGCCGCCTGGGCGATGGCGGCCGGCATGGCCTCGAGGAGGGAGCGCAGCTTGCCCGTCTCCTCGGCGATCACGGCCTGCACCTGGTCTCGGTGCATGAGGGTCTGGGCCTCTTGCTCGCTTTTGACCATGTCGCGCTTCCGCGTCTCGTGCGCCTCTTCGGCATCGCGGACGGTTCGGCTCGCGGCAGCGCGCTCTTGGATACTGCCCGCAGCCTCGAAGTCGCGCACCGCGATCCGGCGCATGTGGTCAGTCACGGCCAGATCGTCGGGCAGATCGACGGGATCGGGCGCCGGCTCAGTCGGGCGCGGCGCCGACGGCTGTGATGTCTTGGTTCGCCTGGCGCTCTGGTTAGCGCGCCGCCACTCCGTCGCGGCCTCGAAAGAGTCGAGCGGCATCCCACGCTTCACCGCTTTCGCCACGGCCGGCTGGCTGATGCCAAGTGCTTTGGCCATCTGGCCTTGCGATAACCTTTGGGACATCACCCATAACCGCTGTCAAAGGGTTATAGCTCGCAGAAAAACATCGGTCTGGTTCGGGCACT